TTCGTCATCGCTTAATAAAGCAAGAACATGATCAGTCCACTCTAGATCATTAGGTGTGACAGTTTTCTTTTCTACAATTTCCTGAGCATTCTCCACGATTACTTCCTCTTTCTTCTTGACCATTTTAGTCCTCTATTGTAAAGTTACGTTCTGAGTTAGTTTGATTTGAAATATTTTCTAGCAAATTCTTGAGGGTAGCATATGTATTATTTGATCTAGATTTGGAAAAGTCTTTGGTTTGTTTGATTCTGATCAACTTTAACCCTTTTCCTAAAATTAGTCCTTCTTTCTTCTGATCGTATTTAATATTCTTTTGCAGAGCATCGTCTCCCCATACTGGAAGAAAGTGAGATGGTCCGTCAATCTCGATAGCTACATTCATGGTAGGCAGAAACAAGTCAATCTGCAACTTGGTAGTTAGTAAGTTTTGCTCTTTATGAAAATCAACTTTGTATCCATCCTCTAGCAACTTATTGAATATGAATTTTTCTAGTTTGGATCCTGTTTTTGATGTTGCTCTAACAGCATCATTTGCTAGCTTAATCATATTTTGTTTAGTGTCTTCGTCTAGGTTTTCCCAAGCCTCTTTTGCTTTTAATTTTCTCTTATTCAAAGCAGCATCATCAAGAGAGTCCCACGACTTCATAACCCCCATACCTATTTTGTTCTTAATTTCCTCAGACCTATTTTGACCCTTGGTTGGGTGTTTATGCTTGCCAGATTTTAGGGCATTTTTTTGAGCATCAGATTTATCTCTAATAGGAATCTTTAATGCTAATATTTCTCTCCTGATTTTATTAGGATACGTATCCAGTTTTTCTGCTATATCAGCAAAGCTTTGCTTTTCTGTAATATACATATTCTTTAGAAGAGAGTATTTTTCTTCTTTATCTAAACTATTTAATGATTTCGGATATTGATTCATAATTTATTTCTGATGTTACTGAAAGGGGTTTCTTCCAACATATATCGTATATATCATAAATATTCTTATTTTGACACACAATCTCTAAATTATTTTGACAAAATATTCCATGCCAATCAGTATATTTGCTTGTTGGATTGTCTGTCCAGGGTAAATCAAGGGCATAGTATATTCTTTTGTGTAGATTTGGAAAATCTCTAGTAAGTATAAGAGAGGCTATATCAAATACCAATATTGATCCAAAAAAATATTTCATTTCATTAATGTGAAATATGGGTAACTGATCTCCAGACCAACCACCAGCACTACTGCTAAATATGCATGTTTGATCATATGGTCTATTATTTGCTATCTCAATAAGATTGTCATAGATAGGACTATTACTAGAATCCAATCTTAAAAATAAAAAACCAAGATCTTTGTTTGCGGTATTTTTTTGTAGTGTTTTAGTTTTCATAATAAATTAGACTCTATAAATTCTTGATATGTTTGTACTTTTTGCTTACTCTTTTTGTTTTTGACTTTGTCTATCTTCTTCAAATCTTTTAGACTAAGAACTTTACATCCACACGCAATTGCCTCATTAGAATAATAACCATCAAAACTAAGAAAATATTCTGACTGATTTAAAATATTTGGTTTATCGTATTCGTCTAAGACTCCAAGATTTTGATAATGTTTAATGGTAGGATTATTAAATAACCTAAGTTTCAAATTTGAATTAGGATAAAGATATTCTTCTAGTTCTTTGGGGATTTCTCCCACAGAATCTAAAAAGCAAGAGACAATTGGCTCTTTTTGCTGTTTATTGTTTTTATACAGATACTGGTTGATCAATTCTGGTATGTGTATGCATTTTTCATGTTTAGTAGTAGTTAGATTTTTACATACAGATCCATAGTGTTGGAGCAGATCTTTGTTGATATTATCATCATGGTATATATAAAACTTAATATTTTTTGAGCAAAACTCAGAAATAAATTGAGCTATTTCGTTATCAAATTTTGATGCTAAAAATAGAGCAGACTCAAACTGAAATTTATGGTAAATTCTGTATAGATTTTGCTCAACTGGCACAGATAGAACATCGTGACCCATTTCTCTTAGGGAGATAATTGTGTTGTTAATAAACTTATCGTCTACTGGTTGTACAAAAAAGTTCATATAAATACCTTGGCCCTTTTTAAGTCTTTTATTCCAGAGATTTTCATAATATTACGAGAGTCGAGAGAAACTCTTTTAAAACTATGTCCATTCTCTATTAGCATATTAACCATTTCGAATACATATAGCTGAGACATATTTTTATTTTTTGATATAGACTTAAGGTCATTAATTGCTGTATTATTAAGTAAAACACACTCTGTCCATTTTTCTGGTAGATCATAAAACAAATACATTACTTCGTCAGATTTTTGACAGCCTATGTTGAAATCCATTTTGCTTTTGCTCAAAGTGAACACAGAAGATGGTTCGTTAGACTTGATACAACCAAAGGACTTTTTGAATAAAATTCCATTATTAATCACTAGTAAATTATTAATATCGTATAAATTAACACAATCTATTATAGATTTTACTTGATTTGTGTATCTGAAATCGGGATTAAAAATAATATTAATGTTATGCTTAGATAGGGTTTTTATCATCTTATCTGATTCAAAACCAATAGCAACATATATATTAATGTTTTTATAGTTCTTTTTTAATTCATTAATTTGGTACTCAATAACACATGTTGTTTTTTTAATCTGCAGCAATGCTTTGGGTCCAACAGACTTCATGCCTTTTGTTATTTCTGTGGCTATGATAATAGCATTGATGTTATTTTGTTCCATAGTTTAATATTATGGTATTTTCTAAATCGCTTATAGCCCTTATGATATCTTTGTTTTGGCTTTTAGCATATTCATAAGAATCAAAAGATAAGAAGAGACCGTCCATTGTATTTTCTTTGTTGTTTTTTTTAAGTATATGAAATGCTGGTTGTTCTATGTTGACTATTGTATTAATCTCATTGACATCTTGGTCTAAATCATCTATGTCATCTATATTATAGAACAACAATAATTGAGAATTGTTTTTCTTTAAGTTTGTATCTAGAGCTAAATGTAAACCATTATTTTTGTCTACATCAGCAATAAAAGAATGAGCTTTCCATTCTACATTGGTAATCTTTGACTCTTTAAGTAGTTCTATCTTATCTTTACTGTTTTCACTAAAGATTAAAAAAGATATGTATTTGGGTGGAATCTTTAATTCGTTAATTTTTGAGCAGGTATTGGACAGCTGTTCACTATTTGCTTCTGTGATATCCATAACTAAGTAGTATTTTATACATGCGTTTTTTAATATTTCTTGTTTAATCTCTTCTAAAGAGTATTTTTCTGAATTACTGTCGAATGCCTTTTTAGAAAATCCCATTTTACACATGTAGTTTTCTATAACATAGAAATCATTATCAATCTTTAGTGTTTTAGTATCCTTTATATGCTTAATTACTTCATGTTCACAAGGAGATTGTGATGATGCATGGTCAGAAAACAAACAATTTTCACAAAGAGTATTTTTCATTTTATAGAATCTCTTTTCTATTAATTGACACTAGAATTTGTTCTTCTTTATGTTCTATTCTAGATAATGTGAATTCATCTTTGTTAACAATTTCATTTATTTCTTCCGGAGTAGTGATATTTTTATTATTTGATATTTTGTCCATGAAAGCTTGGGATGTTATCTGATTATCCCAATACATTTTTGATAGTATTTTAGAATCGACGAATTTTAAAACTAGACTGCCACCAGTACGTATTTTTTGTAACATTACGTTTAAAATCTGATTTTTTTGATCAGGTTCTAGGGAGTTCATTTCTCTATAAAATAAAATATCTACAGAGTAATTAACAATATCATCTAATTTAGATAGCGGGATATTATCAAAACCATCTAAATTTTGTTCCGCCTGAGAATTATATAGATTAATATTTCTACTCATAATAAAAATGGCTCCTTTGTTATATTGATAATACAGTTATATAGCTCTCTGTCAAAGTTTTTAAAGCTATTGTCTTCTTTCATTTTTTTAGCTAATAGTAAAGTTTTACCACTATCGAAAAGCTGATCCGCTAATGATATTGATTCATTGAGTTCTTTGCTGTTTTTATATGTTAGAACTTCCTCGTAAAAAGGAATAGGACAAACCACACCACAACCAGCGCTCATAGCCATAAAACAAGATATAGAATTGTCCAGAACAATAGCTACTTTGTATTGACCTAATATAGTAATAGTTTCTTCTGATGAGATCTTATTAAAATTTGATATTAGTCCAACATTATCAACAACTTTGCTTATTTGTTCGTGCATGGTTTTAGCTTGTTTTTTATTAGAAGTAGACACAACAATAATGGACTTCCTCTCTTTTGAATCATTGAGCTGGAAATCTGGTACTCCAGGTTTGATTTGATCTATCTGAAAATATTGACTCCATATCTTATAGACCAAGTCATTAAAACAAATTTTCTTAGAAGATAACAGGTTTTGATTAAGTATTAAGAAATCTTCTTTTTTCAATGTTCTAAAAGGAAGATCAGCAAAAGGAATGATATTTTTAACATGCATAGCATTAATAATATTAGAATGTCCTTTATCTATTTCTAGATAGTCGTCACAAAAATAAGCACTAAATCCTATATCAAGCGTTTTTGGTTCAATCTTGTTGACCTTAATAAAATTTAAATTATCTGAGTTGGATAAAAGCCCTGGTAAGGGAGAGGATGAAGTGTCATTGTATAAAATATTTAATTTTTGTTGTTTTGAATTTCTCATAACTGTTTCAATAACATTATTTATGCTTGTGTTCATGATATGATAGATGATAGCTTATGGTTGTAGATGTTGGTTGTTGGCATTTTTTTATGTTTTGCGCTGCAACTAATCATAGTTGCCGAGATACTATTAGTTACTAAAGATTCAATAAAATTTCCAGGATAGTATATAGTATCTCCGTAATGAGATTTATTTGGGAGCTCTATAGTATCAACATTATTTTTATCTATTATACTATTACCAAAGAATAATGCATATTGTTTTTGCAGAATCGACGCTGTCTGCGATAGGTTTAGAAGAGTGTCGCAAGAGCTGTGTATCATAAGCTTATCGCTATCTGATAGTTGGTCAAATATATATAGTTCATTAATTGAATGATTATATTCAACTATATGTAGTTGTTTTTTAAGGTCTAATCTTGCTTTGTGAAGATGTTCTCTATCCTGATCAGAACCTTCTAGGATCATTATGAGACTATGTCCTTCTCTACACCTAAAGGCCATATAAAAAGCTAATATTGTTTTGTGTATAACTTCTAAATCTTCTTTGTAATTTGCAAATAAATAAAACTTGTGATGGTTCTCATGGATTCCAAAATTAAATTTTTTGTCTATTGAATTAGCCATATCTAGATTTATTGGACAGTCTATTCTTTTGATTTGACAAGAAACCTCCGACCTTACCAGCATAGACTCATCTTCGGCATTATTAACGGCCACAATATTCATCCTCTTTAACTGATTGAGTACTGAATAATTGCTAATAGCATTTAAATAGTTGTGAGATATTAGAGCTATGTGTTTTTTTATACCACCACAAAATGTTAACATTTCCATTGGAAGAGCTTGTATACAATAATCATACTCTGAAAATAAATTATTTTCTAACTCTATAATTTTTGGATCTATATCTGTTATAGTATTTTTAGTAATAAAAACTGGCCTAGCTGTAACATTATGTTTCGATGCTATGTCTTGTAAATATAGTCTAGACATTTCTCCAACATCGTCATTCATTCTGTAGCTTCCAACATAAAGAATATTCATGAGCTACCTTTCATGTGAGCGTATTGTATAAAATCATCGTTAAATACTACGTTGGATGATCTTGCTTTCTCAGAATTATTATGATTATTAATATAGGTACTAATCATAGATATAGAATCAGATAGATTATAGCTGCCAACAGTATTTCCATTTTGAGTAAAACCATAATCAAGATCTTTAAGCATATCTAAAAAGAGCATACTAGAAAGCATATTATAGTTTTGTAGATTATTATTACAGACATACATTAGCAGGTCGAAGTGTTTGTCCTTTATCTGATCTGGATCCAGATTGTCTGGTAAAGGGTTTAGAAATTTTGCTGGGACATTCCAATTGCTTCTATATTCTTTTTTATCCAGCAGATCAAAATAGTTCTCCCATTTTTTAGCAATATTATCCCAGTTGAATTCTTTTTCTGTTAAATTTCTAATATTGTTGGATATTTCTGTTTTTTTAGATTCTGGATATAATATGTGTTCCAAAAGCTTTTGTGCAAGGTATTCGTTGTCTGGATATACTCTCATAGCTCTAGTTTCGAGTTCTTTGAATTTCTTTTTAACTCGTATAGGTGTTGCTCCTAGCTTTCCTATAACGTCCATCATGGCACTATACTCTACTGTAAATACAGGTACTCCACAAGCAGCAGCCTCTATTTGTGGCATTCCTGCTCCTTCACAAATGGCATACTGAACATACATATCGAATAAATTATATATACTACTTAGTTGTTCTGATGTTACACCCGCTACAACAGAGGGGAATTGACAAGATCTTTCTCCGCAATGAGAGCATGTTGGTGTTGGCCCACAAAACCTTTTAGCATGGACACTTTTACAGTTCTTGCAGTAATATGTGAATATGACCTTATTTGCTAATCTGGTTTCTTTTAATAGTCCTGGAATATCCCAACCTAAGTCTGGATAGCTTGTGTGTAAATATAAAAATAATTGTTTTCCTATTTCTGGATGGTTTTGTTCACACTGGTCCAAAAGATTCCTAAAAGAAAATAATAGCTCAGGCATTAGTTTTCTTTTTTGGTTCCTCATAACAGAACCAATAATAATAGCATCTTCTGGTATATTTAAAGAAGATCGTATGTTTTGTTTTGTATCTTTATCAAGAGGTTTAAATACTCCTAGATTTACTCCTGGAGCAACCGTGTCTATGTGATTAATCTTGTTTGATGTTTGTTTTTTGAGTACATCAGCACCCCAATCTGAATAAGTAAAGATTGCATCTGCCAGTAGATATGTATCAAGCCAGGATTCTTGTTGGGGTTCGGAATCAACTGTTGGCATTAGAATCCAGTGAAAATATGGTCTTAAAGGAGATATGGCTTGGTATGAGCTCATCCAATAATCCCTAACGTCGATTACAACATCCGGCTTAAAATCTAATACAACTTTTTCAAATCTCCATCTTCCAAACTGATTGTCTGTTCTTGAAGAGTATTCTTTATGTCTAGGATCATTATCCGACACGGCATTAGCATAATACTTCCATTTAATAGATGAATCTCTTGGATCATTCACATTTCCATACGAAGCAAATTCTGCAATTTCATATTTATTTGTGCTATATAATCTGGATAGTATCTCTTTTGCATATATAGAAAAACCAGAGCTTAGAAAACTAGCTTCAGAACACATCAGAATTTTAAGTTTATTCATATGGGAGTTTTTTAAAAGATAGGATTAAAAAATGAAAGGACAACAAAAGGGGGCTTTCGCCCCCGATATGTTGCATCTTTGTAAATAGATCAGAAGTTTACAGTTTCAACTTCTTCTGATTGAGCCTTTGAGGGCTTGCTTAGCTTTGTGATCTTTGAAAAATTATTGACCCTAACCTTTAAGCTACTATGCTTAACTCCGTCCTTTTCCCAAGAATCATTCCTAAGAGAACCTTCTACCAAGACTAGGTCGCCCTTCTTAAAAGAAGAACTTATAATATCAGCCCCAGTATCCCAGGCTTCACAGTTAATAAAAGAAGCCACTTTATCTTTTTCCCCATTCGACTTGGTATACTCTCTAGATACAGCAACTGTAAAATTAACTACAGAAGTTTGTTTCCCGTTAGTATTAACAACTCTGAGCTCAGGATCACGAGCCAAATTTCCTCTTAGAATAGTAATATTCATCTGTCTTCTCCTTCAAAAAGTTTAATTGACAACAACACGATATAATACCAGCCGACCTTACCAAAGTCAAGACTTCGGTATAAAACACTTTTCCACCACAAACGCATCTTTGTTTTTAGTTTTACTGCCAACAAAAATGAGAATATTGCTTTCAAATAGATGGTGTTTGTATTCTGCCCACTTTTCTGGAAATAGAACAACAGAATCTAACATGCCACCACCATCTTCTATAGTTAGAAATGCCATCTCTTGTCCTGGATTTTTACCTTTTTTAGTTTTGACAACATTAATATTGGTTATCTCTCCAGCAAGAATAATATTTTTATCTATATAGGTATTTTTATATGTTTTACAATCCATATTGGTCATGCTAATATCATAAGTATCTAGCTTTGAGCAGGTTATCGAGGCTCCCAAAAGCTGACTTTCTGTATCAGATAACCACTCTATTTTATCCATCAAAGAATATGGTGGATTATTTAATAATTCTAATAAACCAGCCAAATTTTGTTTACGGTTTTTATTTATTTTTGTGCCATTATCACACAGGTGAGATAGGCACTGCTTTAGGTTGGTTGTATTCTCACTATCAGAATAAGACATAAACTGTTCTAGCTCTTTTTTTGTTAATCCTGACATAATATCATACTCAAAAAGCATTTCGGTTCTACTTTTTTTAGTATAGTCCAAAGCTCCTCCTCCAATGAGGGCTTTAGCTGCTGTAGAGTTAATATTCATTAAAATTTTACCACATAGTTGAACCCAGTTAAGTTTGGTTAAATCCATATCCTGGGTAATCTCTATGAGCTTATTAAAGACAGAAGAACCCACCCCTTTAATATCGGTAAGGCCAAAATAAATATTCTGCTCTTTTATAACAAAAAACTCATTAAGGTTTCTTAGATCAGGAATACAAACGTTAATATCCATTTCGCTAGCATTACGAATTAACTCTTTGATTTCTTGTTGAGGATCTATTTTATCCTTAGCAAATTTTAAATATGCAGCAAAAAATATCTTAGGAAAATGAGCTTTTGCATATGCTGATAAATAGCCGTTTATGGCATATGATACAGCATGGGACTTATTGAAGGAGTATCTCTGACTTTTTTCTATCCATCCGAATATTTCTTCTGCTTGATCGCTTGAAACAATCTTTGTCTGTTTGACACCATCTAAAAATTTAGACTTAACCTTGGCCATTTCTTCTGGTTTTTTCTTGCCAATGGCTTTTCTTAGCATGTCTGCTTCTTTGAGATCAAAACCAGCTATGGTTTGAGCTATCTCCATAGACTGTTCTTGATAAATCATTTCCCCATAAGTCGTTTGTAGGGCTTTTTCTAAACTGGGATGAAAATAGTCAATACTTTCTTGTCCATTCTTTTTATCTATATAATGGTTTGAAACGCTCTTACCATCTCTAATAGCTTCCAAACATCCTGGTCTTAAAATACTAATTAGGGCTGATAGCTGTTCAATATTTTCTGGTTTGAGTTTTTTAGCCATGGCTTGTCCGAGCCTAGACTCTAACTGAAAACATCCTTTTGTATTACCAGTAGAAATAAGATCCCATGTTTTTCTACACTCCAAATTCATAGACTCAATTGTTGGATTAAAGTCAATGGAGGTTTTACCATTAGCAATTCTCTCAACAGGAAATCTACAACCACAATCAAAAGCTAAATATTCAGACATAAGTTTTAAGTTTTCGCAAAAGATCCTTTAAATGTAATTTTATCCGACAGTTTCCTGTGTAACTTTAGAAACCTAATTACTAATTCTGCAGTATCCTGAACATCTTTTAGAGCATCGTGTGATCCTTCGGTACTTAATCCAAAATACTCTCTAACATGATCTAAAGTATAGTTCTTAAGCTCATTACTTCCCTCAAACCAGTAGAACATCACATTCATGAGATCTAGTACGTCTCTGGGATAAAATAATGAGGATCGACCCTCTTTATTTACATTATTATATTTGACACTTAATCTGTCTATAATTCTAAGGTCAAATCTATTAATATTGTAGCCAGCAGCTATGGGAGCACTAAAACAAGACTTTTTACTAGCTCTAGTATGATACATGTCTAAATATGAAACAAAAGCTTTCCAACCATTATCTTGTTTTTGATATCCTGACCAACTCTTTAAAATTTCTGCTTTGGTAGAATTTCTTACCTTAGCATGAAAATCTAATACATCACTATCGTTATAGTCATAGTCTGCATTGTCTTGTAGAACCTCTGGTTTTAGGTTAATATTGAACTCGGAGTTCTTAACAATCTCCAACTTCATAGGATCAACCATAATAGCAGCTATTTGTACTGGGCTACACTTATCTGGATTGACCCCGTCAGTTTCCAGATCAAACACACACAATTTTTGAAAATTAGCCATTTACATCCATTTCCGGTGAAAAATAGGTTTTAGCATCAGCATTACCAACCACTTCACAGTTAATTGATTTACAACAAGTAACTCTGATTTCGTTGGTCTTAATATATTCTGTTCCAGCTACAGTAAATCTCTCTCCTATCTGAACGTCTTGCATTTTTTTTACTATGTTTGTCATATTGACTCTCCGTTTTTAAGATATTCTGATATATTCATAATTTTATCTAACATGGCTATGCCCAAAACATCGAACTTAATAATACCCAATGCTTCTAAATCCTGCATCTCCATACCAGCTATCAACTGTTTGTTTTTTGAATCATATACCATTGGACACACAGAACCCAAATTTTGACTACTAATAACTACACCAGCAGCATGTTTGGATTGATTGGACTTTGTGCCCTCTAATCTTATAGCTTGCTCAAATCTTTTGGCAAGGGGTCCGGACAATTCGTTGTTATCATCAATATAGCACCATTCCTTGAGCTTGTCAACATTGTTTTCTAGTGCCCATCGTAGAATGGATGCTTCTCCGGTATCTTCTTTCATTTCTTGCAGTTCGTCTGCGATTTTTGCTTCGTCTGGGATATATTTAGTAATTCTATTCATTTCATCAAATGTTATGTTTCCATAAACTCTTAATACTTCTTTTAAGGCCCCTCTTCCCTTCATGGTGTTAAAAGTTATCATTTGTGAAACTTTATCATGGCCGTATTTTGATTTAATATATTCGATAATATACTCTCTCTTATTAATTGGAACGTCAACATCAATATCTGGCATGGAAATACGGTCTTTTGTATTTCGGCCAGAATTGTAAAATCTTTCGAAAATTAAATTATACTTGATCGGGTCAATGGAGGTAATACCAATTAAATACGAGACGAGACAACCCGCAGCAGAGCCTCTACCGGGGCCAGGGAGCCAGTGCTCAAGGCGAACCTTGTTCACGATATCTCCAACGATCAAAAAGTAGCTAGACAAGTCAGCGCCCTGTAAAATATCCAATTCATATTTAATACGATCAATATATTGTTGTTGGTCTTCTTTATCTATATTATTGGCTATTTTCTCTTTCCATCCTTTTCTGCAAAGTTCTCTTAGGTATTCGTCAGGATTAATATTATTTGGACAAGAAAATGGAGGTAGCATCGGCTTGTGCAAAATATCATAATCTTCACATAAACTATCTACATAATTAGTATTCTCTATTTCGTCTTCTGTGTGTAGCAGTGCTATTTCTTCTGGAGATAAAATATGAAAGTTGTCCGATTTAAAAAAGCAGCCCATTGGAATGCTTTCGTTATTTAACATCTTTTTGTTAATCTCTGTTAATGTTGTTTTTAAGTTATTGCACAGAAGAATACGCTGATCAACAGCATCTTCTTTTTCGCAATAATGAGCATCTGGGGTACAGATAATCTTTGTGTTGGTATTACTTCCAAGCCTTCTTATGATATTTGTTAGCTCTATTTGTTCCGGAGTACTTTCTCTATCCATTAGTTGACTTTCGAGAAAGTAATTATCTCCAAACAAATCCTTCATATACGATACATGTTCTGCTCCTATCTTCATAGCATTGTCTGGATCTGCTTGTATAGCATCTGCTATTGTTGATCCAAGATGACCAGAGAATCCTATTAAATTACCATCTAGAAATGGTTTTAGTCTATCAAAGCTAATTCTTGGTTTGTGATAAAAATTTTCTGGCTTATTTGTTTCAGATATGATCTTGATTAAATTGAACCACCCCGTCTTATTCTTTGCCAATAAAATAAAATGACTAAGATCGCTATTTTCTTTGGTCTTAATTTGAGAGTCTTGCTGGCTAATGTAAAGTTCACAACCCAATATGGGCTTGATTCCTTTTGCTTTCATAGCTTGGAAAAATTGAACCGTACCAGCTATTGTTCCATGGTCTGTTAATGCACAAGACTTAACATTAATTTTTGAACACCTTTCAGCCATTTTAGCTGGCTTACTTAGTCCATCCAATAAACTGTAGTGAGAATGTGCGTGAAGGGGAACGTAATTTTTCATTCTGTGCTTCCTGGCGCCTTGTATTTTCCAAAGGAGTGGTTCTGGTTTTTGTACTGTTCTACCACAGCATTCATTCCATGCAAGTCGATATCATGTTTGACTTGTTCGCATTTGGTCATAGTAGAACCCATATTACAAGTATGGTTTTCTCTATATTCTATCTGTGGTGTTATATGAGTATTATCAAAGGTGGTTTTTCCAAAATGGCATAATTTAGTACACATCCAACTTTTGTTTAGTCTGGGCTTTCTTGTGTTCTTTACTATCTCAAATTTTTGACGTAACATTTCTTCTGTCTTGGGTAAATCAGATTTATCAAAACATATAGAAAATGGACCACCATCATTAATAAAGTAGATAGAAAAAATAATATGATTTATATGAGGATATAAATGACTAATAGCATAATGATAAATTCTAAGCTGGGGATCACTTTCTAGTTTTTCCTGGGTCTTTTCTTTGCCTGTCGCCCAATCTAATCTTCGTCCTGTTTTCCAATCAACTATTTCTATTGTATTATCGTCCACAAGGGTAATGAGATCGATGGTTCCTTTTATTCCAAGATTTCCTTCGAGCTTGCCTTCTGGAGTATCATAAGAATAGGCCGACCAAGGTTTTTTGATTTCAATATCAAAATGCTGTTCAGGACATAGGATGTGTCTATTTCTTGGGTCAAACATACCTCCATTAAACTCAATAGCCTTATATACCCAAGCACTACAATCTTTGTAATCCTTTGGTGACCACTTATGATGGGAGCTTGCTTCAGAATAGTGCTTATATACTTTTTCTGTAATAGTATTTAAATCGTATTTATTGACATCTAGCTTGCCAACAACGTCGTCATCTATGGACGATAGTTTATCTTGTTGAGCTTTTTTGATAACGGCCAAGATTTCTAGAACCTTATGCACAATCGTTCCTTTATCAGCTTTTTGACCAGAAGGACCTCGATAGCCTAAAACGTATTCGAGAAAATATTGCTGCTCGCAGAGACTGTGGGTGTTGTAAGAAGAACTTCTAAAGTATGTGACTATGATGTTAGAGTCTCCTGTAAAAATTTTTGAATATCTGTACACTGATCATATATACTCATATCGTCATTACGACATACGTAATTAAAATTAGACCAGTCATAACCGGGTTCGTCCAATATAATTTCACTCAAATGATCAGAATGGAATGGATTACGAGTTAGTCTCATAACATAACCACCAACATCTTTGATGCTAGATACCTCATTAGGAAATCTACAATCTGTAATAAGAGCAAGCTGTGGTTTTTCTTTATCTATCCTATTAATTGTTGCAGATACCCAGACGTCTGATTTCATCTTACGAAAGATGTCTGTCCCGACATATTGCATAATGTCTCTTGATGTCATCTTGTCTGTTGAATTTGGCCAAGTTAATTCTGTTAGTCTATTCTTCTCTTCATCGGAACCATAGCATTGTTCATATGTTAAACCTAAAATATTCATGCAAATATCTTGTTTGAGAGGATCTGCAAAACTATATATTTTAACATGTTTGTCTAACAGATTATATAGTTTGTTAAGCATAAAGTCATTGTTTCTAACCGACGTATCTAATACTCCCTGATAGGTGGTATCTCCAAATAAATCAGATACTATAATTCTTCCTTCAATATCAAGATCAACTTGTTTTGATATCCCAAGACGAGATAGGTAAAGAGAAACAATAAAATTACCAGTTGTGCTTTTTCCAGATTGTTTTCTGCCAGATATTCCTAAAATCATTGTATCACTTTATTAGGGGAAGGATATTATTTTGAATGTAGTCTATAGATAAATCGGCCACATCTTGTGCTGGGAATTCTATGTTTTTTACATTATAGGTTTTATAGCATTTTTGTCTGATTAATTCAGATGCTTTCTTGCCAGCTTCATCGTTGTCCATCATGGTTATGATAGTCATAGCCCCAGAAGCATCAAGTATCATTTTTTGTCTATCACTCAGTGAAGATCCAAAGATAGCTACTGCATTGTGTATTCCTGCTTCTTCTAGTCTCCATACGTTTCCTGGGCTTTCTACAATAATAACAGTATAAGTTTCTAGTATGTGGGTTTTAGCAAACCATATATTATATAGATGATTCTGTGACTGAAAAGAGGAACTGTGTTTCCATTTAGAAAAGAATCGAGCTCTTTCTTCATCGGGACAGGGATCAGAAGCATTATGAAAGCTTTTACATTCTGAGCATTTTTCAAAAACGCTTCTTCCAGAACATCCTACCATATACTTATATTTATGATCGTAAATAGGAACAACAATCCTATTAGACATTTCTTTGTTAGGCTTGTCACAAAAACCAACATCGTATTTGTCTAATATCTCTGATGAATATCCTCTTTTAATATAGTATTCTGCAGGAATTCTTAGATTTGCTCTTATTTGTTTGCGGCTTATTCCTGTTGTTTCTTTACTAACCTCTGGATTAATATATCTAATTGTGCTAGAAAAAGATTTTTTATTTCTGTCAACATTAGATATTTTGATATCTGATAAGTCTTTGTTCAAGAACTGTAAACAGAAAGCCATTGCTTCTTGAAAAGAACAGCTATTATCTCCGTCTTTAATCCAATTGTATTTTTGGTTAGAGATGATACCTCTTATAAGGCCTATGATAGAAGACTTAAAATATTTTTCACAACCATGAGTTCGACACTTCCAATTACCTCTATATACGTCTCCTTGTGGATATAAGTTTAATGCAGACTTGTTGTCACCCCCGTGGATTGGGCAACTCATCGTTATTAATTTACCACTATAAACATATTCTAGGCCAAAGTGTTCCAAAAGCTCTTCGGTATGATCACAAAGATCATCACAAACAATCTTTAACTTTGCCTGATCATTCGAATGAAATTGCTGTTTCTTGTTCATTAGAGTTGTCATCTACTATAAATCCATCTTTGTCATTTTTATTGTTGTGAAGTAATTCTAATCTGGTTTGTCCTTCTGATATTTTAGCACACCACCCTTTCATATGACAATTGATATAGTCATTATCATCCAATCCTCCTCCGTGGCGACTAATCAAGGGTACCAGCTTTCTATTTCCGTTTGTTGGTCCATCTTCTGCAATCTCTTCGTCAGATTTGCGTTTGAAAATTGAGAAATTACTACACAACCAAATAATTCTATCTGAACCGCTGGCCGTATCGGTACTCTCTTTGGTAATACCGTCTCTATTCAACTGTATAAAAGCCACAATTGGAATTTGATATCTAACAGCAAAGTTATGTAGTGCAGTCATCATGAATCCGAGTACTTGATACTCTTTTAAATCCTGGCTCATACCAGCACTATCCATTAGCTTTAAATAGTCATAGAATATGACACATTCCTTTGCTGTTCCGTCATCATTAAGACCAACCTCTTTTAACAACCATCTTCTCATAACAGCTAATTGTTCTTCAAATGGTTTTCCTGCAATAGACTTATGAAACCACTTACTCTCCTTTAGAGTATCTGCTGCTTGAAGTATTTTGATTCTCTTATCGGGAGACTCAGTAAACTTACCAGTTTCTATAGTATTGATCTCTGTTTCCGTCATCATTGCTAATATTCTATGGATATGATCTTCTTTATTCATTTCAGTATCCATATTTAATACAGGAATATGTAACTTATTAGCTATGTACTCTCCCATATTATCTGATAATAATGTTTTACCTGTTTTGGGTCTGGCAGCTATTACGTTTACAGTTCCCTTTCTCAAACCTCCACCAATTGCTTGATCATATATTGGAAAGCCTGTAGACACCCCAACCTGATCAATCTTATGTTCTTCAAGATGCTTTAGGTAGTCATCTAATCCCTTGCCAAAACAAACAGGATGATTATCTGTGTCGCTTAGTAAGGAAGAGAAATTAAATATAGCATCTTCAGCTATTCCTAAGATCGAAGCTATTGGCTCGCTACCATTAATATCAAGAATTTTATCTTGGGCTGTCTCTAGTTGTTTTCTTAAGAGTCTTGCTATTTCTAACTTACGAATTTTAGCAGCAAATTTTCTAACATTCTCCAAATTAACAGGAAAATCTAAGATAGCCTTTAGGTGTTGGGCCTCTTCCTTTTTCGATAAGATGTGTCCAAAGTTTAGTTCCTGTGCCACTGAAAAAATGGACGGAATATCTATACTGGGCTTATGGTCTCTTTCGCAAATAGTCTTTAAGCATGTGTAGATTATACTATTGCTATCAATAGTGAAGGTTGATGGCTGAATAATATCGGCAGTATCAAGATATGCATCTTCACCAAAACTGCAGATTCCCGCCAAAACGGCTCTTTCTGCTGAGGGGTCACACAAAATCATTTTGTTACTTTATCCTTTCAGCCCGCTGATGTTGAACAGTTGTTGCACTTGTATCTCTCTAACCCTTCAAAAACGAGAGACGGACTGACTGTTTCTGTCCTTCCGCACACTCTACATTTTACATCGACCATCTCAAATTGTCTAGCCCTGCTCACTGGAGGAAACTTGGCCAATTTCTTATCTATGGCCACGTCCTCTTTATGCATATTAAGCTCTGGCATATCTGTAAATTTATTTTTTGCCTGTTTCGGTCTTTTTTTAGATCCTCTTGTCTTTATTGGAGAAGAAAACTCCTCCTCTTCATTCTCTTCTGCTTCATTAGCTCCGGTAGCTTGAGGTAGCAAAGTCTGTAGTACCTGAATGAGACTTTTGATTTGTTCTGGGTTTTTCATTAATTCATTAAGATCCATTTTTCACCTTTGCTCTTTGAATAGACAACATAATATCCGACAGATGCTTAATACTGTTAGCTAAATACTGAAGCCTATCGCTTCTTTGTTTAGCATATTTTTTGATTTTATTTAGTGCTGAGGCTTTTTCATTATTTTTAATCGCCTGAAAAGACTTCTCAATATAACCATATCCCTTATAGTTATTAATGTCTTCTGCTATTGTTTCTTTTATTGTTTCATCTGCCCAGTTAAGTCTTGATAGTTCTCTATTAATAGATCGTTGAACATGAAACGCAAACTGGCCCAATCTATAAGCAATCTCTCCACAAACTTCTGGGGTCGTTTTTTCTAGTTCGTCTCTGCTCATCTGAAAATAACCATTAAGTTCTTCTTCTGGAAAAGTATCAGCTCTATATGTTCCAAGACCAATACCCTTTTCGTATTCGTCAAGAACCCTATCCCATTCATTAACTTGTTCTTTAGTGTTCATTTTTTATCCTTGATGTCCATTGGTCTATTTGATCAAATGGTAATTCTATGTATTCAATTCCATTTAATTCACACCAATCTTTCTTCTCCTGATCTCTTTTCTTATGTCTGATAAATCCTAGCGGACTATTATGAAAAAATCTACTAAACTTATAATGTTGCTCGCCATGAACTTCTATACACTTCTTGACCAGAGGTAAATAAAAATCCAGATAAAGGGTTTCCGATCTTCTGATATTAACTGGTATTTCCTCCAAAACCTGTAAGGTGGGAAAGCAAGCGTGGATTAAATCTCTAGCTTGTAAATGTAGACTGGATTTATTTTGAATAGACCCATGCGCAATATTGCCAATCAATTGCCAATTACAAGAATTCCCATCTAGATCTTTTACTTGCATTTGATTCCCATAGTATCCTTGACCTTTGTCCATAAATCATCATAAACTTCAGGATGATCGACCAAATACTGTCTTGTTTTCTCAAGACCCTGAAATTTGGGCTTGTCCTCGACAGATGACATAGTATACCATGCACCACCCTTTGACACAAGACCCAAATCTACAGCAAGTGTCAATAACTCCATCTGCTTATCAATTCCCTGACCATATCTAATGTAGCTTGTAATTTTACCGCCAGGAGCACCTAGGGCAGAACACATTACCTGCCAATGTACTTCTTGTCCAATCTGGGGACTATCTGTGCTTAAATTCCAAGGACTAAAATAGTTAGCCTTGATTTTAATGTCTGTTTGATAAGCAATAGCCTGACCACTCTTTTCTTTCCACTCACTATGACCCATTCCCGGATTACCCATTTGATGAGTAATACCTATAACTACATTTCTATTAACAGGAATAACATTAGACACTTTTCTGCAAAATTTGGCTAATAACTTAGCTCCGTCTGCTCTTTGCATCTTATCCATATCGCTAGTAATTTCAGCTTCTGTGCATAGAGCAGAGTATGAGTCGATAATAACTACCGATCCTGGAATTTCATTAATGATTCTTTCTCCAATTTGGAGATATTCTTCTGCATGTAGGATTTTACCTTCCTGAGATCCAATAATATTGAATTTTTCTAGATTTAATCCGGGTATGCCTTCTAGGTCTCTTTTCTTTAAACGACCTTCTATGTTGAGATAATAAACCTCTCGCCCTTCTTTGAATGATCCGTGAGCATATTCTTTCTTCTGGGCTGTTGCACAGAAATCTAAAGAGGTGGTTGTTTTTCCACACTTAGGCTGGCCAGTAAAAATAACAAATGATCCTTCTGGAATACCACCATTTAGTACAACATCTAATGCTGGACTAACTGGGATAGTAATCAATGACTTATCAATAACAGCATTTGCTGTTAACATTACATTGTCACCAAAATTTTTCTTTACATCTTCTTTAAGTGCCATTATCTAGATCCTTTAGCTTGGATAAAATATTTTTTGTACTATTAGTATTAGTTTTAAACGTCTTGTTTTCTTTCCTATCGAGCTCAAGAGTAAGCGATTGATTCTGAGAGTCGAGTAGTAGTTGTTGTTGCTCTATTATAGGAGTCAGGTGAGGAGCACGTAGAGAATAAATTTTTGCAGCCTCATACGTATTTAAAGCTTTAACTATAGCAGCTTCAGAATACTTAAGTAGCAGCTTGTTAGCAGTACCTATTTGATTTCTGTAATATGCTGACCATGTCTTATGACTCCAAAATTTATAATGCAAGTCCTGTCCGGTAAGCTTAGCTTTCTTCTCACATATTAATTCAGTAATATACTGAGCTGCTGATACCAACTTACCGTTCGAGTATTTCGAAGGGTATTTTTTCATATGTTCAGTCGTTCGGCCTAAATATATTCTTTTGTAGATTAGGATGAGTTTGATTATTTTTCTTCGCTTCATCATTAAGTTCAGAAGCTTCCTTGGTCATAATAGCAACACTATTATTCTTTTTTGCTGACGTGTGTCTGATCATTAGGTCCTTAGAGGATATTTTACCAGAATTAACAGGACTAGAATTAGTTTTTATACTGTTTGTTTCATTAACGCTATTACTTTTCTCTAAAATCTTTGAAACCTGCTTATCTGTTAAATCTAATTCTGTAGCAATACTGCTTATGCTTAATCCTTGACTATTAAGCCAGTATGTAGAATATTGATGTAATTTACTTGTTCTTGCCATTAGATCATCTCTCTTTCTGCATTATGTAACCATGCTGCATTTTTTGTTTTAAGAAAACCTAGATACATATTAAATACCTTCTCATTTACTTCCTTGAACTTAAATCCACTCCTAACAACTCTGTCTAAAAAAACATTTGGCTTTTCATCTCCATATAGAGATATTGGATTGTAGACCGAATTGTTGTTTGCTAATCTAATATAGAACCTATGGGAGCCGTCGGCCCTGTATAATTTTTTAGCACAGACCTTCTGATCTTCCTCGTTGAGCCTAGGGTTTCCGTCAATATCCAAATAGTCACTAGTACCAGATATGGTATAAAATTCATCAGGTAGGTCTTTATTTTTAGTGTTATTTTTTTTTGCAGAGAAGATAAAGTCATCCATTTTTGGTTTCCTTGTTTACTGTGTTTTTATTTGCATCATTATAAGAGTCCTGTATTGTTTTTTCAAAAAATTCCATGAAAGCATTGACAAAATCAACATAGTTTTTGTCTTGTGGTACTGGCATATGGTATGTTTGAGATAATAATTGTACAGATCCTACGTTCTGACCTTCTTTATCCTCTTCGAGCACATTGGCTGTGACGGAAAATACAATTTCATGAGGACAAGAGATAAGCTTGGTTGATTCCGGGAATAAATTTAACTGTGTCTCAAATCTATGTTTAATCTCTTCGAATTCATCTTTATCTAAGATCTTTTTTAGATTATCGAGAATATCATCTTGTGATTCTTGTGTTTCTTGAGAAGTCATACTAGTTCCATTTTGTTTTAGGTTGTTTTTTCATTCTAGACATACCAGTCGGTAAATCTTTTAAGACCTCATTATCTCTGTAGGCACTATGTTTTTCATTTAGGGCTTGTTTTTGATCATCGCTCATTCTGTCTCTGTTTCTGTTGGCAATATCTCCTAAAGTTTTGAGTTCACTATCTGATTTTTTTACTGAAGCATTTAATGTAGCCACATCATCCATATATCTTCGACAGGTTTTAACAGAGCTGCAAGACGGACACCGAGGTTGTTCTGTGTAATCTTTCATAGATAAAAATAGCTCAAAATTTTTATCACATTTATTACAAGAGTATGAGTATGTGGGCATATTCTACTTCAATTCTCTTTGTGCTGCATTGAGCCATCGTATATTTTTGGTCTTCAAGAACGAAACATACTTATCAAAAACAGACTGAGGAACCTCTCTAAAAGATAGTCCTCCTTTGCATGTGTTGTTGATAAAATCAAAAGTTTCCTTATTCTTGACGTTTGATTCTATGGTTACCGGATTATAGATTATATCGTTTTGTTTTGTACGGATATAAAATCTTAGTTGCATCTTATCGGTTGTTCCCATATGCTTGGAAGGTTTGTTGGGAATAGATTTTGCCATAATTTTTGGACTATCCTCAGAATTAATTCTAGGATTCCCATTATCGTCAATAAAGTCTTCACTACCGACTAGACAATAGAGAGCAGATTTATTTTCTTCTTTTGAAGGTTTGATTGTAAAAACTTCGTCAATCCTCATTATTATATCCTAGTTAAAATATGACTCTGGCAAATATGGTTGCCATTCTGATGGGATGTCTGATCTTATATTAAGCAACAACCCTACAACAGGCAAGTACTTAAAATTTTTGGCTGGTTGATATGGGAAGGTTTTAAGAGACATATTTGCTTGTGCTGGTGTTTTATTTCCTTTTTTCCTATTACACTCAACACAAGCCGTAACTATGTTGGTCCAACAAGTTGGACTACCATTTTTATTGTTCCATTTAGATTTTGGAATAACATGATCATATGTTAATTTATTTGTTTCTTTTTTTTGATAACAGTATTGGCATGTATATTCATCTCTAATGAATAGATTTTTACGAGAAAAATTTACCGATTGAGTATGAAGTTTAAAATACCTATTAGTTTTTACAACAGCTGGAATAGGATGTTTTTTATTGTTGGCTCCTACTATCCAGTCATC